TCCGGCGGGTCCGTCAAGGTTAATGAGGACTTTGCCATTGCGATATCGGACAATGATGCCAAGATGGTAATCGAGGCTTACAAAGACAAATTGATCCCCCGCAGGATTGCCCTTGAATCACTGGCCCGGATCGTGCCGGCCATGGGTGACACCCTGGAAGATCACGACATTGAAGATGTGATTGCTATGATCAATTCGGAGGCGCGGAGCAACCCGGCTTTTGAGGGTTTGCGGCAGACACTGGAAACCGGTGAATAATGAAGCCTCAAGATAAAATAGACCTTTACATGATCATCCGGAACATCAAGCACCGCTACAACCTTGATCAATTCGAGGACCAGGCCATTTCCGAGATCATGAAACCGGTGGAACAGGCCCGGCGGGAAACAATCGCCGAACTCGACAATATCTATGGCGAATTGACATGGAGTGATGAGCGCAATATGCGGCTGCTTAATGAACTTGACCAGCTTACAGTCGGCATAAAAAACCGGCTCGGTGAAGATGTTTCAGAAGTGGCCCGGATTTCATATGAGCAGAGCGTCGAGGCCCACAATAGTATTATGAGCATCGGCGGTCGGGCGGCCAATGTGTCCACGGTGCAGTTGTCAGCAGAGCAGATACAGGCTTTTTTATCCACGCCGATGGGCGGGATGCAATTAAGCGAATGGGTGCAGCGCACGTTTGATTATCCCGTACAGGAGCGCCTGGGGCAGGAGTTGGGGGCCGGGCTGTTCCGGGGTGAGTCGTACCGTAAGTTGTCGAAACGGATTGATGAGCTTCTTGGCGATGCTGCCCACAATGCTGATACTTTGGTGAGATCATGGGTGCAGGCCTCTAATGTGGAGGCACAGCATACCGTGGCGCGGCAGAATGACGATTTGATTAAGGGCTGGCGGTGGGATGCGACGCTTGAGAATGGCAATTTATCAAGCGGACGTGGTACTTGCCTTAGGTGTTTGTCTTTATCGGCAAGAGAAGAAGTGTACCCATTAAATGGCGGGCCATCAATCCCCTTGCATCCCAACTGCGTGTTGGCTGATACGCGCGTATCTGCTCCCGGTGCGATGGCAGCGTTTAGGGCCGAGTACAATGGGCCAATCATCGATATCACACTGGATAATGGCAGAACTGTTTCGGTCACACCTAATCACGGGATAATGACGGATGCTGGTCCTGTTTTCGCTAAAACCCTCAAGCAGGGTGATAAGATTGTCTTTGACAAGGGGCACGCGGACCTTTCCGCCAATAAAGAGAATAACCATGGGGTGCCATCCAAAGCTGGTGACCTCTTTGATTTTTTCTTTGAACGCTTCAAAACTCTCTCGGTAAAGCCAAGAAGGCCCGCTATAAACCTCCACGGCGATGCCGAGTTTGTGAACGGCAATATCGATATTGTAGCGCCCGATAGCTTTTTGAGAGGTGATATCAAAACCCTGTTCAATTATGATCTGCCCGATGCCTTTTTCCCCCACGCCGACGTGGGTGCAGTTGATCTCTCTAGTTTTTGCAAGAGCGCATCTGTGTTCGTAGCTATGAGCCTTGCCTTGCAGCGCCTGACTGGTGCGCCTACTGTGTTCGAGGCGCTCGGCTTCGGTCATAATCTGAAATCTTTTATGCGTAGCTTCTCTATAAGACCGGATGGGAATATTGTTTTCGGCAAGCCTTCTTCGGATGACGCCCTCTGTGGTCCCGAACTTTTCCGCAATTCGGTAGCTACCCATGCCGATTTTGTAAAGTCTGATGATTTCATTAACCGGCAAATCAAGTCTATGTGCGACTTGATAACCGGAATCATGGAGAATCTTTGCGACTTCGGATTTTCCACGGAAATGAACGCCTTGCTCAACCAAGATCCTTTTGACTGGCTTCCGAGTAAGTCCGGTGATTTCGCAAATTTCTTTTTGGGATTTCCCGGATCTGTACAACTCTGCGATGTAAGCTCCGTCAACGTGCGTAATTTTTCTGGACATGTTTTTGACCTCCAAAGTTTTTCGTCAGTGTACTACGTCGAAGGCATGTTGTCAAGTAACTGCCGCTGTATCAGGCAATACGTCACAAAATCCTACCGAGAACTCGGTATCCCGCTCGACGATCTGGACGATGCTGTCCGGCCTTATACGGTGCGCGGAAAAGTGGACCCGCTTACCGGGGCGATCAAGCGCGGCAAGACCGGCACCGGGGGGCAGCCGCTTTTAACGGCTGGAAAGATCAATGGCGGTATGGATTCTTTCTTTTCGGAGCTTCCAGAACAGTTGCAGAGACAGACGCTCGGGCCGGGGCGGTATCAACTTTGGAAGGATGGGAAGATTCGGCTGGAAGACCTGGCGAATAAGAACGGAAAACAGAAAACCCTCAAGCAGTTAAAAAAATAGGCGGACCCGGAGGCCCGCCCAGGCTAACCAGTAGATAATCGGCAGGGCTTATCCTTCCATCCATTGCTTGACCTTTTCTTTCGGGTAATGCACCCGGCCCATCGGGTCTTTTACGTACTCAGGACCGACACCCCTCGCCCGCCAGGCCCGCAATGCCTCCCGGCTGCGGTTGAGGTAGCGGGCAACCTGTTTCTCTGTCCAGAACTGGGTTGTGTCATCTTCCATCGGAGCACCTCCTTTCGTTATAACAAGCCTAAACAATATTAATAATAAATCTGTTAAAAGTAAACCAAAAAATGAAATTTCTTTGTGGCGCTACATATGGTGGTGATAAATTAGAGATAACTACATCTAGGCGAGAAGCCAAAAACCAAAAACAGCCCGCGAAGGGCAAAGGGAGCGCGAAGCTATGGAATATGTAAAGACCGAAAACGGCAACATCAAGGTAGGCGAAAATGGCAATCCGATGGTCAAGGATGGGGACTCGGAATACGAACTCGATGCGATTCATCTGAATTCCAAGATCCCTGAGCTTCAAAAAGAGGCCAAAAACCACCGGCTCAAGGCAAAGGAACTTCAGGAAAGCCTGGACAAGTACCAGGATATTGACGACCCGGACAAGGCGCGCGAAGCACTGAAAACGGTTCGGAACCTGGAGGACAAGAAGCTGATCGACGCCGGCAAGGCCGACGAAATGAAAAAGCAGATTCAGGACCAGTACGAAAGCAAAATGGCTGAAAAAGACAAGGAGCTTTTAAAGCGTGACCAGCAAATTCATCAGCTTGTTGTTTCGAATGCCTTTGCCAGCAGCCAGACCATCAGCGAGCAAACCATCCTGCCGCCTGATGTGGCAGAAGCCTATTTCGGTAAGCATTTCCAGGTGGAAGACGGCAAGGCGATTGCTTATGACCATTCCGGGAATCAGATATATTCCAGGGAAAAACCGGGGGAGCCCGCATCGTTCGATGAGGCATTACAAGCTATCATCGACCAGCACCCGCAGAAGGACCGCATCTTGAAAGCGGCCCCGGGCGGCGGCGGAACACCCCAGGGAAATGGTGGGCAACCGCCGTCAGGAGATTGGCACAAAATGGCCCCCGCCGAGCGGATCAATGCCGCCAGGGAGGGCAAAATCAAATAAAGGAGTAAATTATCATGTCTCTTACCTTAGTTGAAGCCGCTAAAATGTCTCAAAACCCGATTCAGTCGGCCATCATTGAGATGTACGCGGCAAATTCTGATATCTTGCAGTTCCTTCCCTTTGAGACCATTTCCGGAAACGCCCTGCGGTACAATCGCGAGGACACCCTGCCTGGGATCGGCTTTCGCGGGGTAAATGAATCTTACACGGAAAGCACCGGAGTTCTGAATCCCATGACCGAACCGCTGGTGATTGCCGGCGGCGACCTGGATGTTGACACGTTCATCCTGCAAACCATGGGTATGGGACAGCGGAGCACCCAGGAAAACATGAAGGTCAAAGCCCTGGCGCTTGCATGGACCAAACAGTTCATTAAGGGCGACTCCACGAGCGATCCGCGCGGCTTTGACGGATTGCAGGCCCGGCTTACCAGCAACCAGATTGTTGACGCCGGAAGCACCGATGGCGGTGACGCGCTTTCCCTGAAAAAGCTCGATGAACTGATCGACACTGTGGAGAACCCGACCCACCTGATCATGTCCAAAGGGATGCGGCGGCTGCTTACTGCTGCGGCCAGAGACGCGGACGTGGGCGGATATATCACCTGGGGCCTGGACGCCTTCGGGCGGCAGATCGCAAAATATAACGACCTGCCCATCCTGATCGCCGATTACGACAACACCGGTTCTTCCATTCTGGCGTTTGATGAGGTTGGGTCTGGCGGCAGCACCGCCACCGCCACCTCCATCTATTGCGTTAGTTTCACAGATGGCATGCTTTCCGGCATTCAGGGCGGGGAAATGGGTGTCCGTGATCTCGGCGAATTGCAGTCAAAACCGGCCATGCGGACCCGCGTTGAATGGTTTTCCGGCATTGCGGTTTTCCATGGCAAGGCTGCTGCTCGACTGCGCGGGATTGCCAACTCGACCGTAACCGTATAATCACAAACCAAGCCATTAACGGCTTAAAGGAGCATATCAAATGAGCGTACTCGGAGATAAAAAACGACCCCAGGGGACCTTCGACGCTGATCTTGAATTTAAGGATGCCGGGCTTGTCGCATCCAGCGCTGCCGCCCAGGTGGACAGCTCCAATCAGATCGTGGACCTCGGCACCGGCCTTTTTCGGGGCAAGATGATCATCGACGTTTCTGCCCTCGAAATTGCCAGCAATGACGAGTTGTACGATATCGTGGTGCAGCTTTCCAGCGATTCCGACTTCGGCACCGCCTCGAATATCGTTGAGGCCGCACAGCTCAATCTCTCTGCGTCCGAAGTGAAGCGGACCGATTGTGACCAGGACGACAGCACCGGCGTCTACAAGCTGTATTTCGACAACGAACATGACGGCACATTCTACCGTTATGCCCGGCTGTATACCGTTGTTGGCGGCACCGTGGCAACCGGCATCAACTATTCGGCATTCTGCGTGCCCATCGAATAGAAGCTTGCCACTTTCCCGGAAGGCCGTATTTGGGTGCATGCCGCTGTCGGTACGCTGTCAGATGTTGACGTGTCTGGCGCTTCAAACATCGGGGACACCGGTTCCGGCGACTATTCTTTCGGGACTGCCGGCACTGCCAACACCACCCTGGATAGCACGGCTGTTGATCTCGGTCCATCTGCGGGCCCTGATTGATCCGTTTGTTGCCGGGGTTGGCTCTGCAAATGCCAGCTCAGTATTGGCCGCCGCAGCCTTGTTTGACGGCACCGGCACAGCCAAAACGATCAACCTGAACATAACGTTCGATGACGGCGACGCAACCGATGACGACACATGTGATGTCACCGGAAAAATCGTTGTCCAGTGGTCGTTTTTGGCAGACTTTTAACAATTCATTCTGATGATTGGGCGGGGGGCAACTCCCCCGCCTACCACAAAGGATAAAACAATGACCTCAACAATTTACACGGCGCAGGGCGAACCGCTGAAACAGGCACCCATCGGCGATGGCCGGGTGACTGTCTACAACGTCAAGACCGGGGAGGCGGAAACCTGCCATGCCATTGACGCAAAGGAGCGGGTAAACACTGGCGGTTGGAGTTATGAAGAACCCCCGAAGAAAACGGGCAGGACGCCGAAAAGGTCAGTGAAAACTGACGAATAGGGGGTAATCATGGCGCTTACTCTCGTGGTGGAAGATGGCACCAGTAAGACCGACAGCAACACTTATATCAGCCTGTCCGATGCCGACGCTTATTTTGAAGGCCGCCTGAATGCCTCCGCCTGGACCGGGGCAGAC